CCATGTTCTACTTGTCGCCGCTGTCAGTGGATGCTCCATTACCAATCCAAGATCGCCAGTTGATGCATATTCAGGTTCCTTCACCTGGCCAGTAAAGTCCAAGAACGTTGTACCACCGATGACAACCAAAACCCGCAGGGTAGTGGTAGCGATGTCACTGGATCCGCCAGGCCAAATCACTCCACCGCGATCAAAGTACCCATCTGAATTATCTACGGTCACAGTCAGCACCGGAAAGCGCAATTGTCCACGTTCCTTCGGGTGCTTGTTGTAGACTTCAAACTTAACCTTGTTCCACCCCTTTACACGACTGGTAATATCAGTAGCAGAGATTGAACCGTTATCAATCGTAGCCGTGCGCGTGACCTTGTTCCGAACGTTCAAGTCCGAGAATTCAGCTAGTTGAGTTGCCGTCAAACGATCGGCCATTATACGCCACCCTCTTGACGTTGCATGGTTGCGAATTCATCAACCGGCCCTAGTTCGCGTAATACAATTCTACCCGTCCATTGCGCTTCTAGCGTTGCTGTAATGCGCGATTCAAACTCCATTTCTTCGATAATCATTTTCTTACCGAATATTGGCTGGACAATACCGACGCCTTTATCGCGGAAATATGTATCACAATGATCCGTAACTTGCGCCTGTGTCCATTCAGTTGCATCTGCACGAAGATGGCAGATTCCGCTATTCTCAAGGTTTGAAGTTGCGCCAACCCTACCAATATCCAATTCGTCGCCGAACAACTGCGGTTCCCAGGGATCAGTACCATTCTGTGAATGCGCTACGCCGTTTATGTAAAGACTAATCCCGCCTGTATTGCCGCAGGTAATTACGCAATGATACCAGTCTCCTACTTCAAGGCCGAATTCTGATGATATATCTGAAAACGAAGTTGTAGCTACAGCGGCGCTTGTTGTTACGAATATTTTATTGTTTTCATGCTTGTATACCGAAAGCCGGGTTGATCCTATCTTAAAAAATCCTGTTTTGTTGTGGGTAAACTGAGTAATAAACGAGAATGTAGCATCAGTAAATAGGTTGTCATTTGAATCAGTTGAAGCGATTACGTCTTGCGTTGATGTAGTAAATGCGAAATCCGGTATTTTCGGCGTAGCGGTTGCCTCTGTATCAGAGCCAATTGATACCGGACCAATGATTGCTGTTTGCGCTCGAGCTGCAGCCGAATCTGTAAACGTAATTACCAGATCAAAGAATGTTGATCCATTCGTATTAAGTCCGCCGAGTTTTATCAATTCAAACTCACCAGTTCCGGCAGCAAGAACAGTCGCGTAAGTAGTTACAGACGAGTGATCTTTCAATTGAATAATTATTGATCCAGTATGAGCAATGCACAAAGAAGCAACTGCCGAATAAGTTGCCGACGGACCAACAGAAAAAGTTTGTGTTTTAATTACGGACAGTGAACCAAACGGAGCCTCAACGTACGCTACACCCTTATAGTTCGTTACCTGCCTGTTATAAAGTAACGGTGTCTTAATTGATTCAGTATAGGTAATTGTCGGAGTTCCAGTATCAACTGTCCACCCTGTAGACAACGCAGATGGATGAGGCACACCGGCAGAATTCTGGAATGCAGATTGAGTCCTTAAAAATCGCTGCCATTTCCCATTGAAAGCAAAAGCAGGATCGGCGGCATTCCAAGTTCTGAATACCTTATCGTTGTCATCCCAAACATGATGACGACTGCTGCGGGTAATCGCCATTGTCTTACGGCCCATGAAATCATCAATGCTGCGCTGAAGCGGGAATGACCAGCGGGTATTCGGCCCAACGTTCGGATTCATGTAGACAGTTCGTGAGTCATGATACATGCGCTCAAGAATCGACTTCTTTTCTGTCGAAATGTAGTCCACATCTAGAACAACATCTGTAACCTTGCGCCTGGCTACCCGCGTATCATCCCCCGTCACACCCTCGAGGATCTTGTCTCTACTGTCCGGAGACGGAATAGACGGGACAACAGCACTATCCCCGTTCGGCTGTTCTAAAACAACCTCGGTCAGCGGAAACCCAAGATACGGGTACGATGTAGGATCCTCGGGCATGGCAACAATAGAAGCCTTAAACATTACGTGCCGTACCTTTCAGCGTTTGCTTGTCCTTCTGTAACGCTGTCTGAAAGTTGAATCTGTTCTTCCCTGCGGAATGGACGATTGACCTGCAAAATTGTATCCCCACGCTTGCGGTTGCGTCTCGGCTGCGATACTCCGCGCCTGGGCGAGTTCTGCGTACGTCCTAACATCTTTTCAGCAGCATTGACCCTGGTGCGCGGGATAAGCATCTCTCCGCCCTGAGCGGCTACCAACGTCCTGTCGAGGCCAGCTGTTCCTGGGAGTATGATCGGCAACGCGCCGAGCCCGTCACTACCTGGAGCCGTGAATCCACTTGCAGCACCAGGGATCTTCGCGCCGTGTGCGGCTCCGAAAGTGCTAATCATGCTGGATGAACCAAAGTTCATGAATGACAGCAGCGCCTTGGTAATCAATGCCTGAATTGCGATACGGATCAGATCGGCAATTATTGAATTAGCCATCTGTTTAAATGCATCGGAAACGCGAAACGCTTCGCCTTTGAGCCCAGCCAATCCGCTAACTATACTTGATGTCGTGTCGGCAATGGATCCACTAATTGATAGCGCCAGGTCGACAAAATCAGTCTTGGTAAATTCAGCCATTGACCGAAGCTGTTCTTCAAGGGCTAAATTTTCTTCACGGTTCTTTTCATACTCTTCTCCGAGTGCGGCCATAGTGTCAATGTGTGCTAAAAACGCATCATCAAGTTCAACCATCGCCGATGTATTACCAAGGATCTCAGTAGTCGGTATTAGGATATCTTCGGAAGCCGGTCCTGTATCTCCAAAGTCCCCGCCCATGCGGTCGATTACAGGAGCCTCACGCCCTGCCTTGAATGTCGCAATGCGGATGCGTTCAGCCTCGTCTGCGACTTCAGCAGCCCTGGCTACATTTAAATATCCCTCAGCAAGATCAGACATTTCATCTGCGCCACGAGCTGTTGTGGCGTTTAGCTGGTCCATTGCCGATACAAAGGGAGCGATCGAAGATGCAACGCTATCGCTATGCTTGGCCAGGATATCCATTGTCGCTGCAAGGTATTCTGCGTTTTTATTACCAATCAAAAACGAGAATACCATATGATTGAAATCAACAGCAGAGGAAGCAACGGTTCCAAAAAATCCCCTCGTCGCTCCCCACACTGTCCCTACCGCGCTGCCCATTTCATTGTAATACTTGGACGTTTTCTCAATGGATTGCGCCAGTTTATCGTTTGCATCTGTTGCTGCATTCAACTGGGCTTTTTTTAATTCAATGTTTGTCGAGCCTATAGCCTTGGTCAATCTCTCTTGTGCGGCAACATTACGTGCGGAAGCCAGATCAAGTAACGCGGACATGATCGCATGAGCATAATTAAAGTCTTTCACGCCCGAAGCACTGGCCATAATCTGATCAGTTAATTCTTTCGCCCCATCTGCACCAATCGCAGCAGCGGCTTTCAAGGCGAGGGTATTCGGAACCAGTTCTTTTAGCGTTTCGAGGCTTTCGCCTCCAGCAGCGTCTACGGCGGCCAGAGCCGGAGCTAATCCGTTATCAAGGGTTATCCCTAGTGCATCAAGTTTGTCTTTGCTCTCGCCACTAGCTGCCCCAATAGCGACTAGCAGAGAATTAAGGGCGGTAGCGGCTTCAGCAGTATTAATTCCGCGCTTAGTCATTACCGCTATAGCGGCGGCAACTTCCCTGAATTCGATTCCCGCAGCGGATGCGGTAGATGTTACCTTGCCAAGATTCTGCGCCAACTCGGGGAAGGTCGTCACGCCGCCCTTGATCGTAGCAAACAGAATACCGGAAATCTCTTCCGCCCGGCTTGCTTCCATGCTATAGGCGTTGAGCGTTTGCGTGATTAGCTTGGCGGCGGTATTAACGTCCGATACGCCACCAATAGCGGCCTTATTGGCTACCGTAAGGATCTCAATAGACTCGGCAATATCACCGAACCCGGCCGAAACAACATTGTATTCAGCCTTCGCCATCGTCTCAGCGACCTGGCCGAATTCAACTGATAGATCCTGAAGTTGCGAACTAAGGCTGGATACTTCCTTGGCGTTCTTTCCCATCAACGTATTGACTTCAAGAACGGCCTTTTCATACTTGCCTGCGGATACAGTAGCTTGACTGTACGCCGCCGCCATCTTTTTACCCATTGAAATGGCAGCGACAGCGAGAGCAGCAGAAGCGGCAATCAACTTGCCGTGGCCCTTAATCAGATCACCGAATTGACCCTTAAGTTGGCTGAACATCTGACCAGAGTTATTCTGGCCATTTACGAGGATCTGTAGGACATTATCCGTGCGAGCCATTGCAGGAGTACCGCCGTCATTTCTTCCGGTGTTTTAGCGCCTGCACGCCCGAGACATTCATTTAAACTTTCGTTCAACCCGTCCCCCTGATTGTCTCGATGGTATCTAACCATCGCGTAATCAAAGGAAATATCTTGGAGGCTTTGAACCCTCCGCAGGTATAGTGACGGTGACCCGCACCCATAACGGGTGCAGATCATGTCCAGTGCGTCACTATTCCCCGTCTTTAGGAAACTCCGCCAACTGCTGAGTTTCACCAAGTCCGCTCAATCCAAAGATCGTATTGAAGATCAGAACACGATCACGCTTGAACTTGCTGATATCACCTGATTTCGGATCTGGATCAACCATGCAAAGAGAAACAACCTCATCGACCATCTTGTAAACGGCTTCCTGATCAATCTCGCCACCCTCTACCTGTTCTTCAACGGCATACACAATCTCTTCCTCGGAAGCCTTAGACAGATCATCAATTCCGCTGATCGGGATATTGTTGATCTTGATAAACTCTTGGGGCTCGATTGCTCTGACCTTCACAATTACCGGGAAGCCCATAACCTCAGAAGTTTTCGGCAACTCGATAACCGCCGTAGCCGATCCTTCAAGGTCTTTCAATTCGTCCCAACTCGTGACTTTCTTTTCGTCCGTCATTTCGGTTCCTTTCATCCTGCGTTAACTGACCGTAGTGGTCGCATTGATCAGCGAAAGCGTCAAGCCCTCGGTGATCTCACCTTGGATCGTGATAGGCACAACACCCGGCCCCTGGACCGTGGGATTATCGCCCTTGATATACGCCTTCGCTCCGTTGATGCCGAATTCGTACTTGGTAGTGCCGGTGATCAGGTTGCCCTGATGAGTCAAGACAAGGCCGGTAATCTCGGTGCCGCTCAGATAGTCATCGAACAACGCTTGAGTGTCCGCACCGGTAGCATCGCTGTACTCGCATTGCAAATTGAAGGTAGCCATCGGCCGGCCAGCAATCACCGCTTCCTTGAACAGCGATTCACCGTAATGCTCACGCGCATCATCAAGAGGCATTTCGATCTCTAACGTACCGCTAATGATGGTGAGAGTGTTACCACCTAATGTTAGCGCAGTCTTGTGAGCGGGCAATACAGGCACCCTGGTTGGTGCGCTGAACGCAGTCGCCGCGCCCTGCTCATATCCAGTACCAGCAACGCCCACGGTAAACCGAACAATCTGCCGATTCGCAAATTCAAAGGCTAGCTTGTTTGCCCTCAACCCGAGATAGGTCAGCTCGTCGGTTCCGCCAATGCCGCGCACCGGCTGGAACGCGATACCAGGCGGGAAGCTGTTCGTGGAAGGTACATGGGTAAACGTGTGAGTATTTGCCCCCGCTACCGGATCATCGGCAGAATATGCATACGTGCCGAACATCGACCGCAGCCAAAGCTCGAGCCCAGTATATCGGAATTCAAAGTTGATGTCTCCTGCGTTGCGTCCCGCGCCATAGAAGATATCACCAACCCAATCTCCGCACGTATCTTCGGTTTTGAACGTATCCTTGGTATGGGCCAACGTTTCAGAAATCATGCACATGAAGGTATCGAGCGTAGGAGACGCCGCACCGTTAGTCGCTTCTCCTCCAAACGCTCCGTATGCATTCACGCCTTTTGCTAGTGCCATGTCGGCTACTCCTTAGCTTCCGGCTTGATGGTTTTCTTGGCTTTCGTGGTGTTCTGCGCACCAGCCGATTCACTAGCTTTCAAAAAGGCATTGTACTGCTTGTCATCCTTGGCCTTTTGATCGGCTTTCGCCTTGGCTTTGACATCCATACGTGCCTTGATATTCGCTTTACGGTCTTCTTTCATCTTCTCCAAGCCAGCATCATACAGATCCTTGCCCTTGGTGATCACCCAATCGCCGCCGATAGGGTATCCTTCTCGCACCGAAATTTGCACCGATTCTCCACGCTTGCAATGCTTGCGCGGAAATCCAGGAACAGTCACGGACGGAAAGGGTCCATTGTACTTTGCTTCCAGAATCATGGGGTTCCTCCCCGAGTAATATCCGTTACCAAGCCAAACTGAGCAACGAAATAGCCCTTACCGTCCTGGGAATAGCTTTCCATGTCGAAAACAATATCCCCAGGATTTGCGAACAAAACTGTTCCCTGACCGTCGCCGTCCGGCATTGTCTCATCATTATACACAGCCGCAAATACATCATCAAGCAACGCTGCTCCTGCCTTATATAATTCCTTGCGCGTACCAGAAGATTTCACATAACCCCATACTGCGGCGGGCCATGAATAGCGGATCTCGCCCTGACACGATCCGCCTATCTGCTCTTGAATCACGGAAAGATTTCCCATTTCAATACACAGTTGCGGAAAGTTACCGTCTGGAACCTTACCCACTTCAATGGCTCCGATTGATACCGTTGGCGTAGTGTTGTAGCCGTCTGACCGCTTAATGTCTCTCAGCGATCGCTCTAGGCCCTCGATAACCTTGAATAGAGAGAAATCATTGATGTTGGTTGGCATCGCTATCCCCCTCCTATTTCGCCACGGGCCGCAGCCATAACATGTTCATTGACGATTTCAACAACTCTATCATTCTGTTCCTTGAAGGCCCTTCCCATGTACGGACGGCGAGGGATTCGCACCTTGCGCCCGCGCCCGGCGAGCCCGCCAAATTCATGTATTGGACCATAAACAACGTTGGTTCCGACGATACCGGTAATGCCACCACCTTTTTTTGATACCTGCGACAAGATCGACCGCCATAGCTTGCCAGTTCTCTTGTTCAGTACCTTACCAGCCAACAAATGCTTGATTTCAGATGAAAGATGTATGGTACCCGCACGAATACCGGCTTCAAGACCTTCATTAATTCTATCAGGCGTAGTCGCCCACGCCTTTGACAGTGCATCGACGTTCGGCATTTCAATATTGATAAATCCAGCCATCACACACCTATGAGAAAGACGAACGACGATACCTGCGCATTTCGTGAATCTCTGTATCGTTGAAATCACTTTTAGAGTAAGTCACAGAGGACTCACTCCGCGATTCACTATCAATGCCTTGTTTCTTGTTTTTGTACCGTTGCCACTTTGCAGCTAACGTACCCAGGGCAATCAACTTCAATCCCTGATACTGACTGTCCGTGGATAGGAACCCAGCTTCATAGATAATCTTCGATGTTGAACTACCGTCAGCAAACACTCGAGACTTCAAATGCACTTCACCCTGTATCGGGTCAAACCATAGATCGTCGGTGTACGTTGCTGGTTCAGTAGGCCCGGCGATCTCAACCGAACTATCCGAATGCGGGTTGAGTGTTACCGAGACGATCTTTCTGACCGGTGCGTTTTTAAGCCAGATTGAATCTTTACCAAGCCCGTCACGGTATTCGGTAATTTCATCATCATCGACCCATTTCATATGATCACGCGCCATGACCTGAAGCATCATCGAAGTGATACCGTTGATGTGCAGGCGCAACAGATCGTTGCCGTCCGCAGGATATCCTTGATCCTGCAAATACTTAATCGCCTCTTCTGTGGTGATAAGTGCCTGGGTGTGTAGTGTTACTGTCATCGCTACACCTTTCCCGTTGCGCCGATATGCAGTTTGAATGGATATGAAATCAGGTTGCCGGTGTTATATCCCTGCACCTCGAAATGACAAATCAGATCACGTAGCGTTTCCACCAGGGCCGTCGTTGCTTGAAACTGTACCTTGCCTTCTGAGCCATCGGTGGTGAACGATGCTGTACCGCCGTTCACTATCTGTACCTCATCCAGATTTTTAGCATAAAACAGCTTGTCGCCAGTGGCACCAGACAGGTCAACCGCAGAACCGTCCTGCGTAATAGTCGCCTCGATAATCGTTCCTGTAGAATCCTTTGGAACACCGATCGCCGGCATTGATCTGTAATATTCTGTGCTCACCACCACTCCGTTCAGCTATTCGGCCTTGACAGAAACTTCACTCGACTTGGCGCTTTCCAACCCGCCGGTATCCACGGCGGATACAGCATAGAAATAGGTTGTTCCTGTAACTACATAATTATCATTGTATTCAGCGTTACCGATTCCCGGCTCACCGAGATCATCTTGAATCCCGATATATGACAGGCTACCGCTTACTGTCCCCCGGTAAACATTGTAGTGGTCCAGGTTGCTCTCAGTGTTCGGTGTCCAATATATCGAGATTGAATCAGCAGCCGCTCCGAGCACCGCTAAGCCGACAGGCATCATGGGCACCAACTCGTTAACAACACTGAATTCAAGTTCCTGCTTCACGCGCACGGGCCCGTCTAATGTGAAAGCCTTGCGTATCCCTGACAGCATGGCGTCAAGTTCCACTGACAGCCGTACAGGGGCATCTAGTGTAAATCCTGCTGTTCTAGTTCCAGCCACAATTAAACCCCATTCTGGCGCTAGGGACGCTCCGAAGTGGGAGCCGGACAGAACCCACGACGCAGGAGGAACGCCCCCAGCACACGCCCTAGCCTACTTTCGGAGCATTCTTGATCAGTTCCTTGACGGAAATCTTAGTTTCCTTGCCGCCCACCATTCGGATAAACGGAGTGAACTGGTCAACATCTGTTTCGATCATTTCAGGCGATTCAGACTTGATACGCTCGATCTCGTCAACACGCATCATAGCAACTGTTCCGACAGCACCGGAATAGCCTTCAATCAGGATTGCGCCCTTCTGAATCTCGGAAGGCAACGAAGCGCGGTTGTAATGCCACTTGAATTGTACCGGCTGATATTCAAGAACTTCACGGGCGGACATCTTCGGATCAATGCCAACGCCGCGCAATTGTGCATCGGTAATCGACTTTAGATCTGCCTTCATCTTTTCCCATTCACTTTTGGGAACACTCATCATCTCAATCTTTTCATCCTTCAACATGTCAATACCTTTCGTCCGGTTTTATGGGGCGAGGCAATCAAGCCCCGCCCCGATTGTTCGCTACTTAGGCAGCAGCGATGTTATACAGTCTGCCAACGAACGGAACCGAGGCAGTAGCATAAACCGGCTGGAAGTCTCCACGCCAGAACGCAACCAACTCGACCGAATCACTCGAGACCCACTTCTGCTGATCCAAGGTGATCTGCCGACGATTACCCAGGATGCAAGAGTCGGTGTGAACGGTCAACGCCTCGGTACGATTCGCAACGACACCGCCGTCGATGATACCGGAAGCATTCTCATTCTCAGGCATCCGACGAGATACCAGAATATCAACGCCATCGGCCTGGGCCAAGGAACCGGTGCGAACCGTAGCCTGCGGACCAAACTTGTCGATGGTCATCAAGTTTGAGTCATCCAGCAACTTCACATAGCCGAAGGTGCCGAAGATATTGACCAGGGCAGACGGATTCGCACCGTATTCGCCCATAGCCGCCCGCAGACCGCGCATAGCGACCACGGTAGGCTTGGCGTTGCCGTTGTCCACCTTCGTGGCAGGAGAGCCAGTGTAAGTACTCTGGAAGTACCGCAGGCCATCCCAGCAATACCTGGCATCAGGATCGACAACAGGGTTATTTTTGCCGAAGTGCGTTCCACCAGTGTCCAGGTTAGCGGTCACCTGGCCATTGAGGATCGTATCTTCGATCGCTTCGCCGATGTTACGATTGTGCTTCCTTTCGAGCAGTGACAGCATATTGACAATCGCATCTTCCTCGGCTTCCATGCTGACCCAGTACCGGGAGCGCAACTTCTCGGCGCTCAAGGTGATCTTGCCGGAAGAGAAAGCCTCGGGATTGACGAAATTAGAGTCTTGCCACGGATCGCCAGCGCCACTAGCGCCAAGCGTGGTCGTTTCAGTAACCCGCATCGCTTCGTTATCGTTCATGTCCAGCGGCAGGACAACAGTAGCCGCTTGCATGGTGATCTCGGGGAACAGGTTCATCAGGGGCAACCCCAGCTTGAGCTGTTCGTACTTCTGGGCACTGTACTGAGTAGGAATCCAGTTCACTACCTCAGTAGCAGTATCAATCAGATCACCAACTGCCTTCTGGAATTGTCCACACATCGCCTGGAATCGCTTGTACGTCTTCAGCGACTTCGCGCCGCCGTTGTAGTTGTATTCCTGCAGCTGGCTTGCGTTCATGCCCGCCCGCATCGCATTGTCCACGATAAACACATCATCGTGAGCCTTCTGCAGCCGACGAATAGCGATGTGACGCGGAGCATGAAAGGCAACGTTGTCAGTGTCAGGATCGTCGTAACCCTTCATGAAAACACCTTGGATCAGGTGTTTGATGCTGGGCTTCGTGCCAGGTTCCAATTCAACCGCATCTTTCGATCCGTTGAACTCGGAGAATCCAGCATCATACGATTCCAGCGCGCTCTTCAACTCGCCAGAGCTTTCACCGAACGAATTGACAAATTCATTGGTGCGAACGCTCTTGGCTAGGTCATCCATGCGAGCGGACATATTCTCTACCGCATCGGCATATTTAACCATGTCATCGGCGCGTTTCTCCAACTCGAGACCGGTCTTCGCGCGGTCCTCATCCATCTGTCGCTTCAGTTCCTTTTGGTCCGTAGCGATCCCGTCAAACTTCCCCTTGATTTCCTCATAGGGGACAACCTTAGTCAGATCTCCGTTTTCCATCACAAAACCTCACCGGAAAGAGATACAAGTTGAACCTTCTTTTCGGTACGTTCATCCAGACTAACAATTTCGTATCGCTGGTTCGTACCGCCTTGATTGTCCGACTCATTTCCTTTTACATCTCTCGCCTTTCGTGCAAGTTCCATGAAATGACTGGTGATGACCTTCCTTACGCCGTTCATGTTGAGGTCATCAACTTTTTCTGGAATCGTGTTAAACAGTTCTTCGTTTGAAATGTCATCACAGAACAGGGCGGAAGTGATTTCCTCTCCGTAGGCTCCGCTGTACGCCTTACGTAGTTCAATCATCGATTGCGGGTTCATTGCCATCGTAACAAGGCTGATCTCGTTCAAAATCAACTGTTTGACGATGCGGAATGTGTGCAACTCATCGTTACGCCTTGGATCTGCTACCTTTTTCATCTCTGTTTTAGTCGGTCGCCACCCGATAGACAGCAACTTCAAACGACCTTTTTTCACCTGCATACGCGCAAAGTGAATCACCTTGGCCAGTTCGTGATCTGGAATCCACCCG